ACTGTATTACAAGAGGGTGTAGATGTTACTCCTTCTCGTGAGAAAGTTATATGGAATGAGTCTACTAAAAAGTATATTAAAGGCGTAATTATGGCTGCAGCTAAAGAAGCTAGCGATATGGTTCAAGAACAGCTAAAAGAAACAGATTTTCTTAAATGGGTTGCTAAGTGTAGATCTATTATTACAGGAGATAGTGCTGAGAATAAAGTACTAAATAAAATTTCTCGTATTATTGATAGAGATTTAATTAAACCTAAGTTTGGGCCTGATCCTAGGATTATGTATGGACCAGCTACTAAAATGTTTGAAGGTTTTAAGTTGATGAAACCAGTAATTAGAGCTAATAAAGTAGAGAGAGAACTTGTTAAAGAGTGGGCTTCTTTTGATACTAATCATTTGTATTTTAGAAAAGAACAGTTTAGTAAATACAAAGATATGTATATTATGAAGAAAGACACAGAAGAGTCTTATCAGCTTAATAATGTTGTAACATTTAGTAAGACAGATCTAGATGAACATTTTAAAGATGATTTGATAAAAGCTACAGATAAGTCTTTTGTTCTAAAAGAGAAGAATAGAGTTCTTGCTAAACGTACAGCGGTATTTAATTTTATTAAACAATCAGAGTTGTACAAAGACTATGATAGCATTGTAGTGCCGGATGAGTTTATTCAGGACTGTAAAGAAATAGAAGAACAAGAGCTAGAAAAGTCTAAATATTCTAATCTAACAGCTGCAGAGCGTCGTGAGATAGAGAAAAGAATGGTTGCATACACTCTTAGATGGGATCATCTTAAGGATGATAACCTTACACTAGAGAAGATAGAGCCTAAGGCAAAAGATCTTATGGATAGTTCTAATCGTATATACTACTGTACTAAAGAAGATGAGGACAAAATGAGGGCTGCTGCAAAACTATTGAGATACAGTGTACCTAGATTTAGTCAGGTATATCCAAATGCTGGTAGTTATGATAATGGCAATCATTGCAAAGCTACAGAGTATCCTATTTACTGGTATGAGCATCCTCCTGTTAGATTTATGAGGTGGGATAAGAAGGGAGAGTATAATGACTGGGCTCAGCCTAAGCAAGGTTGGGACACACCACAACTTATACGTGTTAGTCAAAACAAGGTTAAGTTTATTACACAAAACCCTAATGTCAAACACATCGATGAACTATTTTTACAACTAACAGATAAAAACGGATACACTATGGATAATACACTTGTTAAATATTACACTGCGTATAAACTAAAGAAGATAAATAAATTTAAATTTATGCAAGGTCTTGGATGTATACATCCTACACTACAGGAACACTACTGTGAACTTATGGATCTAAGAAACAAACACTACTCAGAATATGAGTATCGATACGTGTCAAATATAGCACCAGATATTGTTAAGCATATGGATAAACTATTTGAGTTTCAACAGTTTGTATTACAGTGTGATGATCCAGATTTGATAGAGCAAAAGTCTAGAGAATTGTTTGTTTTGTCAGATATTGATGATGCTAAAGCTGCAGATTTGACTATATTAGCAAAATATGATAATATTGTAGAGTTTGCAGAAGAAGTTAAACCGCTGCTAGATGAGCTAGGATGTCTAGAGAACAGAGAATGTAATATGTCTCCAGAACTCGAGAAAGAAGTCAGAGTTTATCTAAGAGCTAAATCTAGAGAAATATGGGAAAACTAATAACTAGAGATGTAAGAAAAACTTTTAAAATACGTGCCTCTGGTAGGTCTACGGATTTTATTTCTCCTAGTTTTGGGTATGGCTGTTTATATAATTGTTCTTACTGTTATATGAAGCGTCATAAAGATAAAGGTTTATCTGTTGCTGTAAATACCGGTGATATATTAACAGAGATTAATAATCATGCTTATTTTACACCAGTAGATAAACCTAATCAGACCCATGCACAATACACCACTTATGATATTAGCTGTAACGAAGATTTTGCGTTGCATGCTAAATATCATGATTGGGAAAGAATATTTGAGTTCTTTAGAGATCATCCTGTAGCTATGGGTAGTTTTGCAACTAAATATGTAAATCCTGATTTGATTAACTTTGACCCTAAAGGTAAAATACGTATTAGATTTAGTCTAATGCCACAACATAAGTCAGATTTACACGAGCCAGGTACTAGTAAAATTATTGATAGGATAAAAGCTATCGATGCATTTATAGATGCTGGATATGATGTGCACGTAAACTATAGCCCTATCATTGTTTATGATGGATGGCTGCAAGATTACGAGTATATATTTGACATGATGAATGACTATGTAAAATACAAAGATCAAGTTTTAGCAGAGTGTATATTTTTGACACACAATTTTAAAAAACATGTGATAAATTTAGGTAGAAATCCTGATACAGAAATAGATTTATGGGTATTAGATAAGCAGGAGATTAAAAAATCACAATACGGTGGAGAAAATGTAAGATATAAGCTAGGAATGAAGTCTGAGTATATTAGACAGTTTAGAGAAATACATAACTTAAAAGTGCCTTGGAATACAATAAGGTATATTTTTTAACCAATTAAATATAGATAATATGATTACAATTAATGTTATAGAAGATAAAATCTGTGGTAATTATGGAGAGCATCCATTCACAGTAGATTACAGTAAAGAACTGTATGATGAAATGCAAGGCCTGGCAGAGCAGGCAAATAGTGTAAGTACAATAGAGCAATATAATGACTTAATAGAAGTTTTTGCTAAGCTAACTGTTGTAGATTATACCAAAACAATTGAGACACAATGTGAATACATACATGTAAACAAGGGGACAGGAGAGTTCTTTCTTAAGCACAATGGTGTGGTATCTAGTATACCTATGCCACAGGCGCTAGTAGATAGAATCTTTGAATCTTTAGATAAAGACATAGACTTTATGCCTCTTGTAAAAATGTGGACACGTTGGCTAAGAAATCCAATCTTGTGGAGAAAGATGAAGCAAGGTCATGGACAAGATTTCTGTAATAGATTTTTTAATTTTGTTAATATGCAATATGTGCATCCTAAACATAAAGAAGATCTTATGGAAAACCACGGGTTAAGCGAAGAAGCAGCTGATAAAAGAGCAACGATGTACCAAATGAAGATCACCCATGAGGGATTGTTAAATGGTTACAAGGTCTCTAGAGAAGTGCTACATAAGTTTAACTCAGAAACCGGTGAACAAGAAGATCGTTATAAAAGAACGTTCAATGTAGATACCGGTGAGATAGAGGGAGACGGATTACCAGAACACGTAGAAGATAGACTATTTGAACCCGCGGTTATGGGTAACAGTGGGGATGCATTCTTCTGTGAGGGCCCAAATGGTTATGGTAGTCCACAACACTTTATCAAAGTGGGTTGTACCCACAGACTAGCTGACTGGAGCCAGGTTAACGTTAATGATACAGTATCATGCGTTAAGGGGCTTCACGTTGGCGGCCTTAAGTATATTGCTTTTTACAGCGGTGAAATACATAACATATTCGTAGACCCAATGCATATTGGTGCTGTGCCTTGTGATGTAGATGGCGCTATTAGATGTAAGCAATACTTTGTTCATTCTTCCTTAGCGGGTGTGAATGGATCTATTTACCACAGTTCTACTTATGCAGCAATGACTGATGCTGAGTGGGACGACATGAGAGCCAAAGCGGTTCAAGAGAGAGCTGATAAAAAAGCTCAAAGTGACAAGGAAGTTGCTGAGCTGAACGCTTTGTAGCTAGTGTTTAATTGGTAAGATATGAGGGGAGGTTAGTAATTTAATTAATAACTGAGCGGTTATACTTTGTGAACGATTACAATTCCTCCCCTTTATATCGTTACTTTAAAATTTAAAGAAATGAGTAAAAATGAGATGACTGCATTGATAGATGGAGATAGTTTAATCTATTATGAAATGCAGAAAAACACTTTAGAGGAAGCTATGGCGGGCATTGATATGAGAATTAATCAAATGCTTAATATAACAGGTTCAACACACTATGCGGGTTTTCTAACACAAGGTAGATGCTTTAGATATGATGTAGCAACTACAAAACCATATAAATACAATAGAAAACATGGTGATAAACCTATTATATTTCCAGCTATTAAAGAATATTTAAAACAAGTTTGGAAATTTACATCTTTTCCTAAGCTAGAAGCGGATGATTTAGTATCAGTATATCATGATCCTATGAAAACAATTATATGTAGCCCAGATAAAGATGTATTATATCAAAATAAAGTACATAATTTTAATTATGGTAAAACAGATTTTGTAGCAGTTAGCGAAAATGAAGCTATAAGATTTTTATGGAAACAGGTACTGATGGGTGACTCTACAGATGGTATAATAGGTATACCAAAGGTGGGACCAAAAACTGCAGATATGTGGTTAGAAAACCTACTTCCAGGCGAAATGCCTGAGTTTGTTTTAAATAAGTATATAGAAAAGTTTGGAGTAGGTGAAGGTATTCACAGATACACGGAAACATTTAAACTTGTTTATATACTAAAAACTAAAGAAGATGTGCTTAGAGAAACTGGAGAAGAACTCCCAGAATTAATAACACATAAAATAGAATTTTCAAATCAAGAAGAATTATGGTAATAGAATGTGATAATCTAATATATACACCGGTTAACGCCTTAATGTTTAGAGTTGGAGGCAATACTGAGTGTCTAAAACCTGTTGTAAAAAACGGGATAATAACAGCATTAGAAGGCCCAAAAGATCTATGTATAGATCTAGGGCTAACTGTGAAAATTAAAAAAGTTAAGTATAAAATTAATATTATAGAAAAAGTAAAAATTAAAAATAAACTTAGATATAATATTTCTATGGCAAAAAGAACAAAAGCATCTACATTTATGATGCCTATGTTGCCTGGGAATAAACAGCTTTACTTTTGGAACAAATTATTTGTAAATTGTTTTATAGCAACAGAAGAAGACGATGAATGTCTAGCGCTTTTATACAGATGGTCTTCAGATTTAACATATATTAAATTTGAGAAAATCTTATCAGAGTTTAATTTCTTTAAACGTAGATATGATCCTAGCCCTAACTATGTAATGTTTGTATTTCATATTCCAAAAGGATATAGAAGAGAGTATAGAGCATTTAAAATGGGTAAATACTCTAGGTTTTCTAAAGAATACAAGCTAGATATTTTAGATTTTCACAATGCAGACGTTCAAGATGAGTTGGGACAAATTTTATTTAAAAGTACAGAGCGTAGAAGGTTGCTAGAAGAAAAACTAGATGCGCAATTACCAGAAGACTCAGAACTTTTGAGTATAATAAATATGGAAGAGGAAACATTTAATCCTAAAATTTATAAATTAAAAAAATTATTATGAAACTAGATGATATTGTAGTATTAAAAAAACATGATCAGCACCATACTAGAGGTGTTATAGGTAATAGATATATAATTGTAGAACTTAAAAAGACAGAAATTAAGTTATGCAGTGAAGATAATACTGATTATTGTTTTTACACTAGCCCGAATAACGTAGAGCCATTAGTACAATGTACAATTCCGGACTGGATACAAACACGTACGGACTTTGATAGTTTTGCAGACAAATTAGACAAAGTGTCTAGTGAGATTGTAGAATTATTAAAGAGTAAAAACAAAGCTTATGGTAACACAGCATTAGATCCTGTTAAAATATTTAGTAGGTTAGATGCTACCGAGGCATTATGTGCGCGTATTGATGATAAAATCATGCGTATAAAAAACAAAGGTATAAATGACCAAACTGAGGATACAGTTGATGACCTTATAGGTTATTTACTTTTGTTAAAGATGAGTATGCAATAAAAGAAAGGGGCGTTGCCCCCTTTTTGTAGCCCCTTAATCTAATGTTGTAAACCACTTATAAGCTTCTTGTGGTGTTTTTGATTTTTGTAAACCTCTGAATATTGGCATTAAATCTTCAAAATCTTTTCTTATCTTACGGTCTCCTTTTTGGAATCTACCAGTTCTTCTTTGATAAAATATAGCAGAATCATCTATAAATGGATCTCCTAATATATACCTAGCTTCGTTTAACATTTGTCCTAGAAGTTCACCACCTTTTAAAATTGGTCTAGCAGTTGCTGTAGGAGATTGTAATATTCTAAATGCTTCTTTTGTACCTACTAGCGGTGTCCATTGCATGATTTCTGTTTCATATCTTTTAGCTTGGTATAAAGCAAAATTACTTACCCATGATTCATCTTCGTCGTCTAAGTTTGATAACGCTGCTACTAGGGCCATAGCTCCCATTAAAGATGCTAGTTCTACAGATGTTCTTTTAACGTTTTGTTGTTCCATCTCAGTCATATTCGTATATGCAAAAGATTTAGTTGATATACTTTCAGCTACAAAATTCCAAAATGATACATACATACCTTGGGTAACAGCTCCTAA